AACAATTTAATAATATGGGAGAAACACAAAGTTATTTGGTGAATAATTTTATTGGTACTCCTAGTTTAGTATCTAAGATTAATTCCTAAAATTTCGAAATTTTGCGTTCCGGCCTAAAAATTCTCCGGACGCTGACCAAGAACCAAAAAAACGATTTTACTCCTGTAAAACTATAATAAATAAAGAATGGCAACTAATAATCACATATACTCCGATTTAGATTTAAGATTTCTCCGTCAGCCCTCTACGGGAGATATCTCTATGAAGTATGATGAACAAGCAGTCATTAGGTCAATTCGAAACTTATTATCAACTAATTTATACGAGAGATTATTTCAACCAACAGTCGGTAGTTCTATAGGACAGTTGTTGTTTGAACCATTATCTGCCTTGACTGCTAGTCAAATTGAAGATGAAGTAGCAAGAATGATAGCAAATTATGAACCTAGAGCAACAGTTAATCAAATATTAGTAAGTGCTCAACCAGATTCAAACGCTTTTAATGTATATCTTTCAGTATATATTGGTAATCAAACAAGTCCAACAGCAATTAACATCATATTAACGAGAACCAGATAATGGCTGCTAATACAAACATTCAAATTACTGATTTAGATTTCAGTTCAATTAAATCTAACTTTATAACCTATTTACAAAGTCAAGATACTTTTAAAGATTATAACTTTGAAGGTTCTGCGATGTCAACATTACTTGATGTTTTGGCATACAACACACAATATAATGCTTTCTATTTGAATATGGTAGCCAACGAGATGTTTTTAGATTCTGCTGTACAAAGAGCATCTGTTATTTCTCAAGCAAAAGTATTAAACTATACACCTAAGTCAGCCATTGCACCAACAGCAGAGATTAATGTTACTTTCACTGGAGTTACATCAGGTTCACTTACATTACCAGCATACACACCGTTTTTATCTTCAGCAGTTAATGGTGTAAACTATAACTTTTTGACTACTGATACTTATACAGTCAATACATCTAATAATACCGTATCGTTTGTTAATATACCAATTAAACAAGGTACACAAGGTAATTATTCGTATGTTGTTGATTCTACAACAAATCCTTCTTATACTTTTGAAATACCTGATTCTACAATAGATACAACAACACTAAAAGTAATCGTACAACAATCAAGTACAAATACAAATATTAGCATTTACAATCTTGCTACATCTGGTTTGCAATTAACAGGTACATCTAAAGTATATTTCTTACAAGAATCTTTAAAAGGAACTTATGAGATTTATTTTGGTGATGGTGTTTTAGGTAAAAAATTAGATGATGGAAACATTATATTTGTTTCTTACATTTCAACAGAAGGTACTGCGGCTGCTGGTGCCAATTCATTTCAAATGTTATCTTCTGTTAGTGGTTATTATCCAACATCGGTTACTCCTGTTCTTGCCGCTACGACTGGTTCAGCCAAAGAATCTATATCATCTATTAAATTTCAAGCACCTAAAGCATATTCAGCACAAGGTCGTGCAGTAACCAAAAATGATTATATTACAGCAATTCAACAAAATACTTTAGGATTTCCTATTGATTCTGTTTCTGTATGGGGTGGTGAAGAAAATAGCCCACCAGTATATGGTCAAGTGTTTATTGCTGTCAAACCATCAGGCACATACAGTCTAACACAAGCACAAAAACAAAGATTAATTGGTGAAGTTATTCAACCTATTTCTGTCTTGACTGTTACACCAACAATTGTGGATCCTGATTATACTTACTTACAAATTGGTATAAATGCTTTCTATGACCCAACACAAACTACATTAACATCTAGTCAAATACAATCTGGCATATCAACAGCAATTCAAAACTATGGTATTAATAATTTAAATACATTCAATTCAACATTTAGTTCTTACGCTGTATTAAGTGCGATTAATAATTCAAATCCATCAATTATCTCAAGTGAATTTAATGTAAAGTTACAAAAGAAAATATTCCCACTTTTGACAGGAAGTTCTACAATCAATTTATATTACAATACTTCTTTACAACCAGGTAAGTTTGGTAGTGGAATTAGTAGTTCACCTTCAATGCAGTTCTTAGACCCAAATAATTTATCTAATATTATTGATGGTGTTTTTATTGAAGAAGTTCCGTCATCAACTTATGGTATCGATACAATTTCAGTTATTAATCCTGGTTTTGGTTATCAATCAACTCCTACTGTTACTATCTTAGGTGACGGTACTGGTGCAAATGCTGTTGCAACGATTGTTAATGGTGCAATTCAAAGTATTACTGTGACCAGTTCTGGTAACAACTATACTCAAGCGATTGTTACTATAACACCTGCTGCTGGTGATACAACAGGTAAATTAGGTGCTGCTGTTGTTAATTTACAAGGTCGTTATGGTACATTAAGAACTTATTATAATAATACAACAAATGTAAAGACGATATTAAATTCAAATGTTGGCACAGTTGATTATTTAAATGGTGTTATTACATTAAATGATTTTACTCCATATCAAGTTAATAATCCATTAGGACAATTAACAATTTCAGCAACACCTTCAACTAATATTATATCATCAACGTATGATAGAGTTATTACAATCGACCAAGCAGATAATACTGCTGTTACTGTTAATGTTACTGCTAAAACTAAAACATGATAACTAGCGGGCAAAAAACTTCACTATTAGTACCATATCAATTACCTGAATTTATTCGGGATAATCCTGACTATTCTAATTTTGTATTATTTTTACAAGCATATTATGAATGGCTAGAAGAAACAGGTAATGTTACTGACCGTTCTAAAAATTTATTAAACTATAAAGATGTTGATGCCACAACTAATGAGTTTGTTCAATATTTTTATAATGATTTTCTACAATATTTTCCTACTGAAATATTAGCTAATAAAACTGAAGTATTGAAAATTGCTAAAGAAATGTACCAAGCAAAAGGTACACCAGCATCATTTCAATTCTTCTTTAGAACATTATACAATTCAGATGTTGATTATTTCTCTACTAAAGATGTGGTTTTTAAAGCATCTGCTGGTAAATGGTATGTTGCTAAAAGTTTAAAGTTAGCTTCAACTGATGTAAACTTTTTATCGTCATCAAACTTTAGAATTTTTGGTGAAACAACTAAATCAATTGCTACAATTGAAAATGTGGTTGAAGCTGGTAATAAAATGGAAGTTTTTATTTCCAATATTGAAAGATTGTTTCAATCTGGTGAGTTTGTTCGTGTTGTTGATAGTAATAACCAAGATGTTTATTTTTTAAATGGCCAAGTATCAACAGCAAATACTGTTGGTGCTGAAGTACCTAGAGCAAAAATTGTAGGTCAGATTAGCCAAATAAAAATAAATTCAAATCAAAGAGGTCAATTATATCAAGGTGCTAACACACAGTTAGGTTATCCTGGTGACCCAATCGTTGTTTTTGGTGGATTAAATTCATCTACAGGTCACGGTGCGGCAGCTACAATATCAACAGCAACAAAAGGTTCTATCAAATCTATTTTAGTGGCAAATAATGGTGTTTCTTTACTTGGTGGATTTGGTTATTCAGCTGAAGATAGTACACAAAATGCTTTTTCTATTATTAATATTACCAATGGCGGTGGTGCCATCGCTAACATTTCAGGTGTAAACACGGCTACGACTGTTCACGTTGCTAATTCTTTTTATAACCCTGTTTCTCAAATAACTAATATTCCTACAGACAGAATTGGATTGTTTTACAATCAATCACTAGGTATTTCTTCTGCAAATAATACAAATTATTCATGGAATAATTCAACAAGATACACGGGCTTTACAGCAAATCAAATATCAAATTTAACAACATCATTAGCAAACGCTTTTAATTTTATTTCATTTACTGCTTATCCTATTTCAGCCGTTTCTGTTTTAAATCAAGGCGGTGGATTAACACAACCTCCTATTATCACAGCACAATCTTTATATAAAACAAGTGATGGCATAGGTTTGGGTGATTTAGGTGCATTAGGTATTCTTGGTCCTATTAGTGTTGATAATCCAGGTAAAGGTTATTCTGCAAATGATAAAATTAGTATTACTGGTGGAACAGGATACGGAGCATATGCTAACGTAATTAGTGTAGACGGAAATGGTTCTATCACAAATGTGGCTTATGTTTATTCAACGACTAGTAGTTTTCCAATTCCTTTAGGTGGTTTAGGATATAAACTAAGTTCTTTACCTAAAGTTAGTGTTGCTAATTCTCTTGTTACTGGTTCAAATGTAGCCAATCTTTCAATTACAGGTATTGTTGGACAAGGTGCACAATTTGTTGCTCAAACTGACCGTGTTGGTTCAATCACAACAATTAATGTTTCCGATTACGGTGAAGATTATATTGCAGCACCTAATGTTTCATTTAAAGTTCAAGACCTTGTAGTTACTAATATACCATTAACAAGTTTACCAAAACGTGGTGATGTCATATATCAAGGTAGTACTTTAAATACTGCTACATATGTGGCTACAGTAGATTCTTTGTATTCTTTACAAAATAATATTGATCCTACCAAAGATTTATATACATTAAGAGTATATAATTATACATCAACACCAAGTATTACTTTACCAATTTTAAATATAAACACAAATTACTCAATGTATATTTCAGATTCATACAAATCTACATTGATATCATTATATGGTGGCATAAATTCTAATCGTTACGCTAATGGTGTAATTAATTATGGTGACGGTACAGCAAAAGGTAATGCTATTTTCTTAAATGGTTTAACTATTGGTCAAGGTCAATATCTAGACACTTCAGGTCAACCTAGTTCATTTGATGTATTACAAAGTACAGATTACAACAACTATACTTACCAAATTACATTAGAAAAAGAAATCGCCAAATATAGAAGTGCTTTATTAAATCTTCTGCATCCTACTGGTATGAAGGTTCGTGGTCGTTTTGCCATGAAATCTAATTCTAAATTTAATCCAATTGTTGTTAATGCTCTACAAACTGGTCACACATTATATGATTATACTGGCACCAATAATTCAACTGTTACAGTTAGTTCTAATGGAGATTTTACACAATTAAGTAGTAATCTACTCAAATTTAATAATTTATATGGTGCCAACTTAGCAAACATAGTATTTGCCAATAGTACCATTAGATTTACAACAGCCAACGGTGAACAAATAATGTCGGATGTTGTTTCTGTAAATACTGTATCAAACACAGTTACTTTAACAACAAATGTATGGTTAACTTTTGTCAATGTTGCTTTTGGAATAGGTAATGCTGGCGGAAATACTATAAATATATCAAACGTATATACAAGTTCGTATAATCTATATAATAATGGAGTATATACATATCCAAATATTCCGTTTGAAGATATGGTCCACATTGGTGATTATATTAAAGTCAATAATATGGTTAAATTGGTAACCAATGTAATTTATACAAATACATATAGTTTAGTTACAGTAAATAGTAATTTTACATACGCAGCGACTGGAAATGTGAGTTTAAATAAAGTATTAACAGCAAGTCCTTTTAATACACAGTTATTTGGACCAATTGGAACACAATATTCAGCACAATTGATTACGGAAGCAGGAGACTTCCTAATAACTGAAGATAACAACACACTTTTAATTAACTAAGGTAAAAAATGTCACTCGTTAAAATCTCACAACTACCTTTAATTTCACAGATTAATGCCAACACCGCCAACACTTTATTTGTGGGTGTGGATGTTCCATCTTTGACTACTGGTAGAATGACTGTTACAACTTTGGCAGCTGGATTATATTCAAATAACGCTTTAATTGTTGGTTCAAATCCAATTAATTATTCAAATGTTGTTGCTCAATTTTCTGGTTCCGATCCTTTATATACACAAGTTAATTTACAAAATTTTAATAGTGGTGGTTCATCCGACTATGTAGCATCAACTTCCGATAGTGATAATTTAACTAAATTTGTTGATATGGGTATTGTTGGTTCAACGTACAATAATACAGGTGCAACAGCATATCAACCATATGATTCTTATGTCTATAACGTTGGATATTCTAATACAAGTTTTTCTGGTAATTTAATTATTAATGCCGCTTCATCAAATGCTAATATTATATTTGTTGTTGGTGGTTTAAATGCAAATAATATTATAGCAAAAATAACTAAAACTGGATTTGTATTAAACACACAATCTTATATTACTTTTTCTGATGGTTCAACT